GCGATACTTCCAACATATCCTGTCTGGAATGCTTCTTCGCCTTTTGAACCCATTATTCCAATTGGACGTGCGGTTGCAGTATCAGTTGTGCTTGAACCCGCAGTATCTAATGCGGTGTTATGTAGTAAGGAAATAATCCCTTTTCCACCCCAAACTTGTTTGGGTGAAAGCACTAATGAATAAGGCATAGGCGCACCGGCTGCTCTCATTTGGCGCATTGCACCAAAGATATGAGAAAGAGCCAATTCCGTACCCGCACCACATTCAGTTTGTGAGAAGGTTTTTCCAAGTTCTACAAGATCATCATCAAGCTTTGCAGCTACGGCATTGCCAAGAGCCGGTCCGGCTTGATTTGCAACATCATCGCCAGAACCCATTAGTACGAGGTCACTTACTTGTGATTCGATTACGTGTTCTGTAACAGTTGCAGTCCTTGCGGCTGTGGTTATTGCTACTGCGGTTGTCGCAGTTGCCTGTGTCGCAGCACTTACATTACTTGAAGTGAGTTTTGTCCAATCAGAGAATTGAACGTGGTTTGATCCTCTTGCAGCCTGTTTAACAGTTACAAGTGGGTACATCACGTTACTATGATTGAACGCTATAACTGCATCTCCGATGGTTCTTCCGAGTCCACCGGCAGCAGTTGAGGTATTAGTTAAAGCCATTGCTTAAACTCCCATTTAATAGTTTAAAAAATTCAGTCATTATACGGCTTCTTCAACTTCCCCGGTCCAAACCCACTAAACACACCGATACTATCTGGTTTCTTGCCCTTTTGTACTCGCTCCCCACGTTCTTCGTGAATATCAAGATATTCATCATAAGTAACCGAAGAACCTTTGTAAGTACATTCAATGTCCTCTCCATCATCTACCTTCTTGTGATTGAGGTCATTGTTCGGATCAAGTTTTTCTTTAAAAATATCAGTTGCCATAACCGATCTTTATATCTCCAGACGTTTGTGGATTGTTGGCTTTCTTGTATCCATCGGGATCAACCGAAGCCCATTCCTCAAAGGAAGCATATCCACCTGTCGATGTTGGTTTTGAGTTATCAACCGAAGCCGGTGATGGATTCGTATTGACCTTTTCCACGTGGGCTTCCAATTTTTCAAGTGGCAACCCTTCATAAATAGCACGATCTTCTTCCGGTAACTTGGAGAGTAAAGAATCTCTTTTTGTCACCTGGTATTCATCAAAGGCATCCGCCTTCTTCTCGGCAACCTCAAGTTTGGTTTTCATTTCCGTCATGATCTTGTCGTATTCGCCCTTTTCTTCCATCTGTTTGAGTTTGCGAGATTCGGTTTCTTCTTGTGCATTCTTTTTTAAAGAATCAAGTTCGACCTTTAATGTGTTTTTTTCGTCCACCATTTCACTAAATCGTGCATAAGGAACTTGGTTGACGGGCTGCTTTTCTTCACTTGCAGTATCAGCGGTGTCCTGTTTTACGTCTTGGACTTCGACTTGTTGTTCTTCCATTTTAACCTCTTGTTTGAGTTGTGTAAATCTTTCATCAAATCTTTACTTCTGAAAATTCATTAAAAAAATCAATCCATTCTTGTTTTAACGCTTTTTTCCCTTTTTGCTTAAACAATACAAATATCTCCGCCAATCCTTCTTCTGGTCGTGTTTGACCATATTCAGATAAACCCTTTTTGATTTTATTAAATCGTGTTTGAACCTTTGCAATCTTATCAGAATCTTTTTTTATTTTTAAATATTCTTCAAAAACCGCTTCTTTATCCCAAGCCGATATTCTTCTATGACCTTTTACTTGTGATTCAATGCTTTCTAAATATTTCCTTTTTGTTAATAAATGACCGTATTCGTGTGTGATTAAATCGTCAAAAGAATTGGATTGCATTGCTTTTACTTTTGATGTCCATACATTCATAGAAATCAAATCCGGCGGTTGGTTTATCCATTCCCTTCCAATAAAAAAGTCTCCTGTTTTCGGATCAATTTTTAACGCATCACCTTTAATTGTTTGAACTGACTTTGGCTTAATACCATATTGTTTTTCAAGTTTATAAAGTCTTTTATTAATTTGATTTGAAGCCCATAATGGTACACCAGAAAAAGAGACTTCTCCTCCCCTTTCAACAAGTTTTTTAGCTGTAAGTTCTGCCGTTCTTGTGGTTGTGTCTTTCCCTACTTTTAAAGGCAAATCAACCACCTTTTTCGTCTTAACCAAAGGTTTATCAAGATTCTCGTCTTTATAATTCTCTGGGACTAACTGACATCTGCAATTGGTTGTGCATACACTAAAGCCAGAAGCGGGAAGTCCTATCGTTTCAAAGAACTCCATTGTTCCTGTTTCCCCGTGCCTTCCCTCGCAATCAACGCATACCTTGTTGTCACCAACTGAAATCCATTTAAATTCTTGTACTCCCGCTTTTGTAAACTCACCGTTAGCACTATCATTAGAAGAAAATTCGACACCATTCTTGACGGTGTTCTTAATCTTGTTTCTGAATGTACCAAACAATTGACCGCCAGAATTGAGATCGTTTAACAATGTTTGTCTAATTGCGACATTAGACATACCCGATGCTCTCATTGTTACAACCAATTCTTCGATTGACAATGCAGCTTGAGAAGCCGATGCTGATATGTGATTTGCCATTGTAATCTGAATGTTAGGCACGTCTTATTTGTCTTTCGATTTCCAATTCAAGCATCTTTACAATTCTTTTCTCTGTCGTTGTTGTGACACCAAACCATTCACGAACAGGAAGATTTCCCGCACCGAATTGATGAAATTCACCCACATCTGACATCGTTACGTTTGTTCCGGGATAGGTTTGTTTTCTTCCCGGATGAAGATTAACCTCTTGCTTTTGTTTTGTTGCTTTTTTTGTCACAAGATTTCTCATTTTGCCTGTATTAACCAAAGTCTTTCCACTTGCTTTCTTTGAAGGCACTAATGCACCCTTTACTCCTTGACCTCTTTCTAATCTTTGAAAGTGATCTTCGTGAATAATCTCACCGGCACGATTTAATTCTTTGGTTAAATCCAATGTGATTTTATTTAAATCAAAATCTGTTGTTACAACTATTGCTTGTTTAGCCACTTTTCTTCAATACCTCTTTAGCAAATCTCTGTCCTTGCTTTGCACCTTTTTCAATCTCGTCAACGTGTTCGGTCAAGAACGATAATCCAAGATTCAACAGATACCCTTCCGTGTCCTTTAGCATTTCATCAATGTCTATTGACGGCAAGATATTGTCTGCATTTTGAATCACCTCGTCTTGAAGTTCATCAATCTTTGCAATATGATTAAGAACCAATTGTGCCAAGTCTTTTTAATCCTTCAAATTGTGGTTGTTCTGGTTGTTGTGCTTCTGCTTCTTGCTTTTTATTCTCGTCCACTCTGTTTATAAGAGTATCTAAATCTTCATCTGAAATATCTGGGTTAAAGTGTCTTATCAAGTCCGTTCTATCCATTAAACCTTTATCGAGCATGAACTCAAGACGTGCAAACTCTTGTGCTTGATCTGTTGGAAATTCTACCTCTGCGAAGTCCACACCATAATTTTCACCCATATCTTTACCCGTATGAACACGGATAATCTCACGATCCACTTGATACCTTTCATGTTCCCAATCTCTCCATGTTGGTATGTCTGATATGCGAGATTCAAGGTTCTCCATTTCTAATATCCTCAATGCCGCACCGCTTGGTGCATTGCCCGACTCGTCCCACTTGATGCGAAGATGGTTATTGATAGCCGTCTGATTGGCGAATGACTTACTTACTTCAATCATTTCTTTTAGTGAACCGGGATTGCCAACAAAAGAAAATGATGCACCCTCTGGCAATAATAAAACACGATCAATTCCAAGCTTCATCTTGGTTGCTTCTTCGATACCCGTTGCCACAGGCTGTCCAAAAGCAAATCGTTCTGCCAAAGCAATCTCTGTATTCGCAATGCCTATCTGTACGGCTGCTCTTATCACATCCGATGCACTTGTACGATAATCAACAAACGTAACAGGCATTATGCCGTATGGATTGACGTTGTCGTTGTTCACTTGTATTGTTCGTCCCGCTTGGTCAAACTTCATGTGAATACCTGGTACACCATCACGTGCTTCCGACCAGAATACGAATATCCGATTGTTCTTTGCATCACGACCTACTTCATAAGACACACCGAATGGTTCTGATTCACCTTCAACGAAGTATCTTTTAAAGTATGGAATAATATCATAATCTAATTGGTCACGTCCCCACTTACTGCGGAACGCCATTGATCCTGTTAACCACGCCGTTTCATTGAACTCTCTTGCCTTTGTATCAAGATGATGTGCCAATTCCATATAGTCATCTGCTTGTTCGCCTCCGACCATCCGCTTCGGTGGATTCTTGTATATCATATTCCTGGCACGTGCGAAACGGGGAACGATCTTCTGTGGAAAAGGCGGCACTTGTTGTAATGTGGAAGGGGAGAACCATTGTTCAATGTGCTGATCCACGTTTCGATGGTAATAAAAATCCAAAGCGGTTTCTCTTTCCGCATTCTCTTTTTCTTCAAATCCTTTTTGTGCTCGTCTTACTGACTCAAGCACAACCTTTTCAGAAAGGTCGGGTAACACTATATCATTAACTGTCATCATGCTTCAAACATCCAATTCTTATACATATTTGTACTCACTCTTTGAGTGTTAATCAATCTCTTTGCTTCCCTTTTAATTCTTTTATCCAGATATAAACCATACGCCCATAATCCAATAAACACGACATTCAATGCCACCGATAACCCAAATAAGAACGCTACCACGTTACACTCTCCATTATTCTTCGTCTTGCCGGGAACAATCTATTTATCCCATACCCGATTGCATCTGATGCGTGACTCTGGGTACTGTCTCGTTTATCAATATCGTTTCCGTGCCACACGTTTCGTTCAAAGTCCATGATTAAATTGGGACAGTTCTCACAAGAGAAGTTGTTATCACGTATCAACTTATTAACTGAATTGACACGTTCACGAACAGGCGGATTGGCTTTCGGTGCTGATATGGTATAACCTGGGTGCGACCTAATGATCTGATGGTCCGATGCCACCGCAGAAGAACGCCTTGCACTTCCCGAACTATCCGGATATACCTTCGCTTCCGGGTATCGCTTAACCAATTCTTCAACCATATCATACGTTGTTGCGTTCTTTAGTCTTACTTCATCGAATACGTGTATCCAATTTGTTCCTATGTAGAATATCTCCGAACTCATTGCATCAACATTGAAGTCCATCGCAATACCAATGGGAAGGTTCTCGTTCTTTAGATCGGGACGTTTGATAACGTGCTTATCTCTGTCGAAGTCTTTATATACTCGACCTTGTGTAAGATTAACGAACTTACCGTGTACATACGCTTCAATCTGTTCTTCTGAATATGCTTGTAATAAACTCTGCTTGTAATCGTCTGGTAAATGTGGATTGTCTAATGTAGAAGCCTGTATAACACCAATGTCAATGTCTGGATCATTGGCTAACGTGAATCCCCAATTCAACTGCTCTGGTGTTCCTGTTAGGAATATCTGTGATTTAGTGGCTTCTGGGTGTCTTACACGTGCAATCATCTGTTCAAACACCTCACGCTTTTGTATAAATGGTTCATCTATAACCGCCCATCCAATGTTAGGTCCACGCAATGAATCGGGTTTATCCCCAGAGCCGAGCCATAACTTTCCTCCCCAATTGTGAAAGATGAACTCGCTTCGTTGTTGGTTGTATGTGTAATCAATTGCGGCACGATTACATAGTTCCTTGAGTGTTATAATTATCGTCTTGGTCGCTAACTGATGTGAAGGTGACACGTACATTCCCGGTATTGGACTGTTTAAATAACTCATATACAGGGATTTCAATGCTCCGATATACGTCTTGCCCGATCCGTAACCGCCAATCAATAGGACAATCCTGTTGGGCATATCCCAGAATTGCCGTTGATGTTTGAGCATTCTGTCTTTCTTTATTGTGAAGTTCACTCAATTACGATTTTATCTTTTCTAATACGTTGTTCCACATACTCTCTTGGTTTGCCTTCCACTCGGTTCATATACATTTCGGCAGCTTTAAGCGAACCGTTCTCTGCCATTCGTAAAATCTTGTCTAAAATCTTTTCTTTCCTCGTCTTGCCTTGATCGTCTGTTGTCTCTGCAAGTTCTTTGAATAAGTCTGACATTGCACCATTACGTCCATTTGGATTACCAGATTCACCCGGCTTAAAGCGATTGCCTATCTTATTGCCCTTTACAAACTGCCCGTTCACCCCTCTGTTTGCCGTTTGTTCAGCCATTATTAACTAAAGCCATTACTAAAGGTTTATCTACCTTATCCATTAAATCTTTCACTTTATGTGAATCAATTTCATATACATCAAATTCTAACCTCCACGTGTGCGTTGTCTTTAAGTTCTTAATACCGACCAACTCTACGTTTAGTGTAACGCCTTCATTCTTATCCATATATAAATTATCGTATCATCTTTCCGGAAAGAGGTACGCCTATTATTCCTGTTTACCGCCTGTCATTCGTCTGATTTGCCAGAAATGCGGGTAGGGCAATAGGACACCCCTCTACTATATTAGGGCAAACGTGTATAGTTTTTGGCGTTATTCGTTGATTTTTTTTTGAGTTTTCTTACACGCAGCAGAAAAAGTACGGCTAATTGTCGAGGGATCTTTGCCTTGTAGGTCTGCAATTGTAGCAAATGAAAAACCTTGTATCGTGTGCATATAAACTACATCTTTTTGGTTCTGTGTCATCATTTCCCACGCCTTTTCGGTTGCAATTGCGAATTTCATTTCATCTGAATTGTATTGATCTCGGTGATAATAATATTCAACTGCAAGTTTATATACGTTCAATCGTAGCAACTTTAATTCTACTTGTTCCGCCGCTTCTTCGTTGTAACCCTGTTCCATTATTCTTTAAAAAAGAATCTGTATATCTCGTTTGTAACTACAAATAACAATATTAATCCAAACGCCAATAGAACCACTCCAATACCCATTGATAAGATTGCACCGGCTAATTTGACGATTATTTCCATTAAAACGGAAGTTCTTCTGATTGAGTTTCTTTTGGCTTGTATTCGTTCTTATATGCGTAATGTGTTGCACCCTTTTCAGATGGTTCACGTCTTTTGGCGACTGTTATGTTCACCCATCCGTTCTCTGCTATTGATTTTAATTCGTCTATACTAAACGCACAATTGAGTACGCTTCCCCCATTGTCAAACTCTTTTTCAACTATCTTGCATTTGTTGATATATTGTTTTTCTGGCATCTTTTTTCTCCCTTCTCTTTTTAGCTTTGTAATCGGCGATTTCTTTTCGTTTCTTCGCCTTGAGTTGTTTTCTTCTTTTTGCTTGTTTATTTGGCATAATTATTTGAGGGCAAACGGTTTGCCAACCTACCTAACCTTATTTTTTTAACTATATCCACGCCTAAACCTTATTTTCTTCTGATTTAGGGTTATTTTCATTAAGATTATTCTCTTTGCCCTCTGTAAATATCTCCTCAAATAGTTTTCTTACTTCTTCAACGTGATCATCACAAGAATATCCACGTGTAATTGTCTTGCCATTCTCTATATCGGTAAACTCAAATTCAGCACGTTTTAAACAAGAGCCGTCTTTACAGAAGTTTGGATATATTTTATTTACTTCCATCGTCCCTCAATTCAAACCATTTAGATATTTCGGTTACAGCACGAAGGTTTCCCATCTTTTTGGCTTTCCATTTGACGATTGTCTGGTGCATTAGACCAACTACCCTTTGTAATCTTCTTTTTTCTTCTGTTAATTCTTCGATCTCTTTTTTTCTACTGTCCAATCGGTCCATTAGTTCTTTGTATTCTTTTTTCTTTAAAAACTTCATATTCCACAATACCCTTCTTCGCACATAAATAATTCTTCTTGATCTTCTTGTAAATAAGCTTCGTCAATCGGAACTAATGTTCGATGTAAAAATAATTTGTCTTTTTCCCCACGATTTGACGAATCTCTTATAGCATCATCAACCTTTTTAACCTTTTCCCATTCTTCTGGGTAATTTTGTTTTATCTCTTTCCAATTCTTATTGCTATGATATGGACAAAAAACACACGATGACTTTTTAATATTATTAAATGATCTATCTTCTAAAAACTTTATACATTCCGATCTTGTAATCCGTTTTTCGATGAGTGGGTATTTGTATTCAATGTTATAAAGCTGCGACATTTTCATTCGCTGTATTTCATCTAATGATATTCCCAAATACATTTCAGTTGGTTTCATTCGCTGTCCCTTCTTTAATCCGTGTAATTTTCTCACCTCTTGAACAACAACATTAATTTTATATTCTCCCGTACATTGCCTTCTAACCATACCTTGTGATTCTGTAAAGGCGGGAATCGAAGCAAATCTTTTTCCTCTGGAGTTTTGACTTTTAAGCAAATCATCATATAAAGATTTCTTTTTCTTTATAAGTGGAATACCATTATTATATTTCGCCCAATCGTTTAAATAATCCCAAAGCCTGTATGTGTCCGGCAATTCAGCACCGGGATCGGCAAATATCGCATAATCTGCACGATCTATATATCCAAGTGACGACATTAAATACATTGCCGTTGATTGAACACCCAATCCAAGTGAAATAATCTTCATTTTGGCACACTTCTCATATTGGTTTGTACTTGATTAGAGTTTTTCTTGTGTCTGATATATGGAGTTTTACACCCTTGACATCTATATACCGGGAATTGATTGGCTGTTGTGAAATAGATTGATTCAGTTTCGTCTATGTGTTCACACCCACAATTCGGACATACATCCATATCCATTAACACACCCAGGTTCGGATGGTTCTTGATATAGGGACGTAGTTTTAAATAAACTTCTTCCAATCCCATTACATCGTGCCGGTTGTACTCTACCATTTCGTCAAGTCGTGCTTGATTTCCGTGCATACAATCAACCCACAATTGAAACTCTGTTGAAAGTTTTTGCTCTAATTTAAAGTGTTTTGTTAAAAAGTCCTGTTTATACGAAACAAAGGCAAATTCTTTTCGTGCCACCTTTAGCGTGTCAATGGTCCTATAAGGTGATGGTGGGATCATTTCATTATCAATAAATCGGGCATTCAGTTTTCTTATGTCGAACCTGTCCCCATTGTGACCGATAACAATATCCGCTTCATCTAATAGTTTCCAGATTGACTCCAATATTCGCTTGTCGTTTCTTGCGACAGCTTCTTTGGGTGTAACAATGTCACTTTGTATTTGGTCATCAAAAAGCCACTTTGCAGCCCACGATAAAACGTACCAAGTCTTTTCGTTTCCGTTCTGGTCCTTAATGATGTTGGTATGTGGAATGAATTGTTTATATAGTCCCCATACATAGACTTCCATTAATGATGTTTCTATGTCAAACAATAGAATCTTCGGCAAGTCTATTTTTGGATAACTAATCGGTGTTTGATATTGTTTGTTGCAGCTTTTACAAAGCCACCGTTGCACGTTGCTTTCAAAAGAAGGAGAATATCTGACTCCCTTTTTCTTGCTATGTGTGGAACTACATTTCGGACATATTGCTCTCATGGTTTCCCTTTGGTATGTGTTCAAAGTTCAATTTGAAATTATGTTTCTCAATATCCGCATATTTTTCGGTTAGTAAATGTAAGTTTAAAAAGTGTGCCGCACCCATAAAATAGTACATCCATCTTTTTTGCTTTCTTATGTGGATAAAATGTGCCAATGCCTTTTTGCCTGTTGTCTTTTCATATATAACCATTGCTGATTGTGCCGACAAAGGTATTATTTCATCAATCCAAAATCCTTCACCATTAAAGTTGTTGTCACGATCAGTATTGGAATAATTTTTTGCCGTGACTTCCGCCGCTTTTTGTAAATGGATTGCAACTTGTTTGTCCATCGATTCATATTCCTTTTCGTTTGTGTTATTATAACTCATATTAAAAACTTATTTCCACACCCTTTGATTTTTTTCTGTTTCCTTTTGTTGCATTGAATAAAACTTTTCTTTCTGTCGCAATGAAATGTTTTTGATTAGTTCATACAAATTAAATTCTTCTAAAAACTTCTTGAAAATAGACAAAGAGGATAGCGATATTTTAGTTTTTGCAGCATAATCAATCCCCCCCAGATCAATTAAATAATATTTGTCACCTTCTTGAATTATATTTCCAATAATATCAAAATGATCTTTGTTTGCTGTTGTCGGTTTTAACAAATTCCTAACATCTCCATTTTCATAATGAAGCGGAAACCAATAAAATATATTTTTATCTTCAACATCTAACTCAAACAATGTTTTCCTTTTTGCACCATTCTTTTGTTTGTTTTTCAAATCAAAAACATCACTAAACGGCGAATCATTACATAAACAATCTGAATCAAAATCATAATAATTATATATTGGAAGCCACATCACAAGTCTTGACTTAATCTTGTTAAAATCAAACCATTCTCCCCTCACTCTTGCATCGGACAGTTGGTTGTGAATCATTTTTTCAGCTTGTTGATTTGTTTTTATCGTACCAAGTAAAAACAAAGGTCTTGGATTAGATGTTTGCAACGCTTTTAACCTTATTTCCGGCTTTCCCGTTGTCCATCCCACCTTAACATATTCGGTAGTGATTTGTCCCCATTTGTTTTCAATAGCTTCTCCAATAAAATAAACGAAACCCTTTTCTTCTGTTGGTATCTCTGGCTTTTTATTTGTTTCTGATTTCATCTAATAATTCTTGTAATTCGTAATTCTTGAATTTTCGCACTTTCTTATGCCGCCGATATAATTTGTCAAACTTCTTTTGTCCGAATTTGCCAATGTACCACTTGTAGTATTCATAAGGTTGGTAGGTGTGAGCAAAATTGTGTGACCAACATTGCGTGTGGCAATTGCCGTCATTGGATATGTCAAACCGTGTTGAATGGTAACGCCGTGTGAATATATGACCATTCGTGAGGCGTTCTTCAGTACCGCATTGGACGCATTGTCCATCTCGTTTTCTAATGTATTCTGATACGGCTTTATCAAGATTCTTTACGAGGGTTTTTCGGCTTGGTTTTCTTGGCATAATTCTTTGAGTCGCTTTCCAATGATATAGGGGATGTGCGGGACAACTGCGTTTCCGATACCTTTAAGTCTGTCCACCCGCTTGGGTATCCCATGAGCCACTCTACCCACGTTGGGTTCAACTGACCAGAACCTACGACTGTCTGTAATGTTGCTCCGAATTTTACTCCCTTTGCCGATGTTCTGGAATTGTTTAATATGTTGATGCTCCCCGATTCCTTTCCCGTGTGTGGTCCTCTTGGTGTTGCTGACGGTGTCGGAAGCATCTTTACTACTGCGTTCAGAGGTATCGAATTTCTCTTGTATTGGCTTGGACCGCCATCGTTCTCTCCGTCTTGAACTGTCGGAGTAGGCAACAATCCAGATTCTTTTTCGCCTGTGCCACGCACCAATGTCGTCTGCTCCCACAATTTGCCATTCCGCATCATACCCGATTTCGGCAAGATCAGCAATAACTCGTCCCCCCCCCCGAATAGTGAGCATTGGGACATTCTCAATGAATGCGAATCTTGGTCGTAACTCGCTAATAACACGATGCAACTCTGTCCAAAGACCAGACCTTTCACCTTCTATCCCCGCACCTTTCCCGGCGACCGAAATGTCTTGGCAAGGAAAACCACCGCTAATAATGTCCACTTTTTCAAGGTTGTGAGAACCAACTTTGCGAACATCGTTAAATTTTTCAGTATGAGGAAACCGAACCGACAAGAGTTCCTGGCAATAGTCGTCAATTTCGACTTGCCATTTGGTTTCGATACCCGCCCACTCAAAACCAAGATCAATCCCGCCGATGCCGGTGAATAGACTTCCGTGTGTCATTTTCTTTTTCTACTGCTTTTATGTAATCTTCTTTTCTTTTCATTATTTCGCCTTCTGGCAATTGATTCACTATGGCTTTGAGCCATCTTCGTTTCAACGCATTTGCTCTCCAATTTATTGATTGCATTTCGGACAAGTTCTTCTTTTCTTTCCTATTGTTGGAAAATCCTCATAATATGAAAATGATTTCTTCGGTACTCCGCTAATTGGTTTCTGCCAAACCCTTTTACATTTATTGCAAACGCATATCCTGTCATCAATTGAGTCCATTCCTAAAATCTTATTTGATCTTTGATGCACTCTTGTTTTACCAGATCCATTTGTATCTTCACCCGCAATAATTGATTCTAAAATATCCATTAATTCCCCTTCGGAGTTGGCGACCAATCAACACCGCAACAACTTGAACTTTGTTTTATTTGATACTCATTTGGATAATGTGATCTTCCGCATTTAACGCAATATGCTTTAAATAGTCCGGTGGGTGTTTTCTTGAATTGATCTGCTAAAGGTTTGTGTTCTACCTTGTCGAATTGGTCGTTGCGAAGCCAATTCCTAAATGCTGCGGAATAATTTTTGTAAGTCTTTCCTCTGGATAACATATAATCTTTCCACTTTTCGTATTCCACCTTCACATCTTTGTTTTTAAAATCCTTCTGCAATTCAGTTAATTGGATTTCAATTGATAACAATTGTGATTTTTTGCTCTCTTTATCCTTATCTTTAACCTTATCCTTATCTTTATCTTTATCTTTAACAGTTAAATTATTTACTTTAACAGTTGCCGAACTGTTGGGCAACAGTTGGTTATCCACATATAATCCATATTTTGTTAATAACTTTATTACAGATTTGTGAGCATTTACATTTTCATTCAATTCTCCGTACTGATAATCAACGAATTTTGGTACAAACCATTTACCATCTTTAAATGGTACGATCTTACGATTAAAGGTTTTTAATATGGTTGATTCGTCAAGTTCGACACCGGTTTGAAACGCTGCAAGGTCAATATCTACTTCCCAGATTCCGGCGTGGTCACAATTTGTTAGTAAATAAATCCAAAATAATTTCATATTTGGATCAAGTTGGCGAATCCAACGCTTTTTAAATAGTGAAGTGTCGATGAATCGCTTTGCCATCAAAGACTACCGGTTATAAATGCCTTTAATATGTGGCATAATAGATATGTCGCTGATAAGGCTATGAAATAAACAACAAAACGGTCAAACGAGTTCGCCGGTTTGCGGATGTATGTATTTTTTCTCATACTTCTTCTCCTTTGCTTTGATTTCTTGGACAGACCAACCTTTTGCTTCAAATCTCCGCCAGGTTTTCTTGAATGGTCCGGTACGTTTTTTGAGTTCGTTCTTGTGAACCATCATAACAACTTGTGGTTCATCAATATTCGGTGGATAAAAATAATATATTTTATAGTTCATTGGCTTGGTTTTTTTGTTTATAAATAATTCTCCCGAATATCGTCTATATTCTCGGTGATAGAGTTGATGTCCGAGGTTATTTTATTCAAGGTTATTAACATTTCTTCGTGGTTTTCTTGGAGTCCTTTTGTGATTTGTTCCATATCTTTCGCAATGCCACTAATAGTTTGTGAAGTTGCTGCACCGATAAATTGTTGATGCTCGGTCTTTTTCCGATTACCATTTGCTTGATTATCAATGTCTTTTCCACTCCCATTAGACTTTGTGCCTTTGCGAATTGTTTTATTAGATCGTTCCATTGTTTAGTTCTCCAATCCATCGTCAATTTCTTGCATATCCGCACGGTATTCTATTTCAAGTTTGGCACATTCTGCGTTTAACGTATTGCCACCTTCTTGTCGAGACATCCACTCTAAATAATCGTAATCAACAAACTCCCAAGACGTGTCTTTATGTTTACCAAAACCAAGTTTTTTATTACGGGCATTCTCCCAATTATTAGCCAAATCTGTCATCCGATTATTTTCTTCATTAATAAAGTCTTGCATTTCGTTTGCAGATGCGATTGGTGCTTCCATTCCATATTCAGTTCCGGCATAACCCGCCATTGATAAGGCACGTCCTAAAGCGTGTGTGGATGCTTTTTCTTGTGTTTTTCTTTCATAGCCATATTCTGTCGCTGAATCAATAAAAACCTGTTCTCCAATGGTTAATTTGCACGTTGCAGTAACTCTTTCACCTTCAAATTCGTGTGATATAACCAGACTATAATTGCCCTTGTGATCTTTTGCCATTGCGGACAATCTTGCATCTACCATTAGATATTCTTTATTGCCAAATTTTACTTTATTTTCAGTCATATTATCCTCTCCTATTTAATAACCATTTTTTTCTTCTTGATTAAGCCTTCTAACTTGAACGGTGGACTTCACAATATCTGTGACAGATTCCACCTTTTTGAAATCACCATCTTTATATGGCGGGAAACATTTGTGGGCGTGGTTTATATACCATCCATCACCCGCTTTCATAATTTCATCAATCAGTTCTTCAATCGAAAATTCAACCACGTTCTTCCCCTTTACGTCACCTTCTGATGTGTCGTGTTCAATGATGGCTCGGTATGTGATCTTGTCCAAACTATTTTCCCTCTACCATTGGTTTCCATTTTTTGAGCCATCGTCTAATGGCTCGGATTTCTTTTAGGCACTCCTTATTTTCTGCCAAAGTACCTAATTCTTGCCATTCGTTTCTTACGTGTCCTTCTTCATAAAATGTATTCAAAACATATTCGGCTTCTTCAATTAATTTCTGGGCAGAATTGTCGCTATATCCATATACACATTCTACAACATCGTCTGACTTCTTATCATAGCCTTCATCGTCAAACGATTCCATTACACAAAGACAGGCATATTCTAATTCAGAAATCTTCCACATCTCTGTCCGCATTTTATAATAAGCGTTGTGGGTAATTTTTTCGTGCGTACAATCACCTTCACCCGGTTCATCTGGTATTGGGAAATCCATTGGGAAATAAATATGCGGTTCAAGATATTCAGATACTTTACTCATTATTTATACTTTTTTATTTTTGCTATTACATTTTTTAAGTTTGAGTGCATAGAACAAAAATTACTATCTTCGACTTTGCGAGTAACAGTAAAAAGTAAATCTGCTTGATATATATCGGAAGTCAAAGATTTATCTTGTGGCATCCAACAGATATGCGTTTTCTTATCAACTTGCACCATATTATCCTCTATTAAATATTCGTCAGATTCAATAAAAACTGCTTTTGGAAATACAGATTTTATTTTATTAAATATTTGTGTGTCTTTCATTTTATTATCCTCTTTTAATGATTCCGCCTTGACCGACATAACATCGGTAATGGGTGAGGATATACCCTCAAGGCGGTTAGTTTTTAATCCTCTTATCATTTAATTGTTTCTATTATGATTTTCCACATTTAACACAAGAAGAAAAACACCATTCAATTATTTCGTATGATTTATCTAAACCGTGTTCTTTCATAAAGTAAAAGGTTTCCCTTGCGGAAAAACCCATTTCTTTCATCTTCGATATTATATAATATTTTTTATATTTATGATTTTTCATTTTATTATCCTCTTTTGAAATGTTACCGGGACAAGAATCGAAGCTTAAACCGACCACAGACGAATGTCCGTTGTGTAAATGTCCCGGTGAATTATTTGATTTAATCGATTTAAGCATACAAGAAAGTAAGCATAAAAAAGTTATAGTGTGGGATTTTTCTTAATTTCCAAATTTATCCTATTTATTTGAAGGCATACATATACTCGAAATAAACAAAAAACCCTCATATTCGCTAAATACAAGGGTTTTAGAGGTACTTTGGTATATGTGGTTGAATTATCCGCCTTTTCCGTTGATCCGTCCTTTTAGATATGCGAGGTCATCGGTAACATCATTTAATTCTTTTACAATATCTTCACGGTGTCGCTGACTTATGTCATCTGATTTATTCCAACGATCTAACATTTTTAAAATAATAGATTCAACATTCGACATCTTGGTTTCCAACTTTGCGTTGGCTTGTCGGATTTCATCTAAATCTTCTGTTTGTGCTTTCTGGCTTTTGATAAGGTTCAAAATCATTAGTGAGAACAAAATACACACTAATCCAATTGCACCATATTCTCCATATACTGAAATCGGGTTCATCTTCTTTTTAATCCTAATTTTTGCATTAATGTTTTATTTTCAATTTCCAATTCTTCGGCATGATGTTCTAATTCCAAAATATGTTCTTTTTCCATATCGGCTACCTTTGAATTGAGTACCACTATTTCATCGTGCATATCTCCAATGCTTCTGTCTATACTCTGGAACTTCATCATTATATTATAATATGCGGCAATTAACATCGCAATTCCGACCATTGCCTTTATTAAGAACGTAATTGATATATGGACTTGACTATCGGCACTAATCCCTTTATGCATCTTTCCATTCCTTATACAGCCATATAAGGGCGGCTAATGCAATAAATCCTAACGCTATTTCACTCATGACCATTATTAATTCTTTGGGCATCTATGTAGAAACCTTCAAAATCAAGGACCGTACTGTCTCCCACTTGAAGTCGTATTTTTTGTATTAACGAATCAACCCGCATCATTTCTGCCATTAGTTCTTGTTGTGATTGACCAACTCCCCATTCATTAGCACAACTTATGGAAGCCAATAA